TGGAATCTGAATGATGACATAAGTTTTTTTTCGGGAGGGTCTGATGGTCCAGATCATAACTCTGTACTGGACCATGGACCCGGACCCGGGTCTCTTATATAATAGATTGTTACCCCCCGCTCCGCGGAGATGTTATTTTTTCCCAGACAACTCCCCACTTTTAAAATGGCCTATTCCCGTCGTTTTCGTTACAGGCGGCGTCGCTACCCTGGTCGAAGGTATGCACGTCGCTCAGTTCGGTCGTCTCGTTTTGTTCGTCGTCGTCGTCGCACCAATCGCATATCGACACGTCGTGTGCGCAATCTTGCGGCCAGGAAGTGTCGGGATAACATGTTATCCACACCTCGGAATGACGCCGGAGACGTTCAGCCTGCTCAACCCTACCTCATGACTGGCGGTACATCGTATCGCTTTTTGTTTTCGCCTTCGTTTAGATCTGTTGGATCTATTACCGGACCTGAAGAACGTCAGATTTCTGCCAGTTGGTCTGAGCGTTGGAAATCCAAGTGCTATATGCGTGGATACAAGGAAACTGTTGAGTTGGAGACGAACGATTCATCATCTTGGCTTTGGCGCCGGATCGTTTTCACGACTCTTGGTTGGGGACCACCTCTCGCCAATTACATTGCTGCCAATGTGACTCAGAGGGGTTATGGTCGTCTGATGTACAATTTGGACAACGGACAGCATGATGTTTTGCTTGGCGACGCGTATTCGCGCCTGTTCGAGGGCCAGCGAACGGTTGATTGGGTGAACCCCCTCACCGCCAAGGTTGACTCACGTCGTATTCGGGTGATCTCGGATACGTTACGTACCATCCAATCTCCGAATTCGGAGTCAGGAAGGTATCAGGTTACCAAGCGATGGTACCCTGTGAATAAGAGTATCATTTATGATGACGACGAGAATGGTACGGCGCACAAGTTCTCTGTTGGTTGGGCGTCTGGTGCTGCACAAGCCAATGTCGGCGATTTGTTTGTTTTCGATATGTTCGATGCGGCGACCGATGCTACGGAGGAGACTACGTTGGCAATGGGAGTTTCTGGGACGTATTATTGGCATGAAGGGGCTGGACGCTAGTATAATTTGTGTTCTATCTTTTGGATAATACAGTTTTTCTCCAGCCAGTCGATGTCTACATCCTGCTCATATGGATTTTCGTTCATAATCCAAATGCATGGCTTCCCCCACTTGATGTGCTTCTTCTTCCTGTATCTGTCCGTTGAATAGAATTCCGTCTGTTGCCCAAGCCAACTCTTATAACCAGGAAAATATTTGAAACCCCCTTGTATATCGTCGAACACAGCATAGTCGACGTTCTCATCATACTCGAATTCCTCCAATGAAAATAAGCCACCAAAGTATGCGTGGTTGCCTAATGAACGGGCCCACAGTGTCTTGCCTGTTCTAGACTCACCCCACAGTAGGAGACTCACTCCCCTGATTCCTGAACATATTAGCGAATGCCCATTCCTCTTGGCGCCGCCAGGCGAGCCCCGAAACCGTGGGGCTGCGACGCGCCTCAGCGTCATGGAAGTCCCCCCCCCGGAGGGGGGGGCTATGAGACTGACTGCACCCTAAGGTGTAGGGTGCGATACTCACCATGTTCGCGAGGGGCAGCCAACTGCCCATGCCATTCCCGAAGTGAATCCAGTTGTCCAAGGTTGAACGTGAATTCCGGATTGTGTACATAAGGCGATCGATCCACTCTAAACTTCCAGTCTGCGTATGCACTGAAGGAGTTGAAGGATTTGACAAGGTGACTAAAGAGATGCTCGCTTGCAATTCGGAAAAACTCGTCTCGAGTCTCTGCAGCTCGGAGTTCGTCCCAGCTAGCGTCGCGTCGGCTTGCATCAGAACCTCGAGTAGATTCTGGTCTTCGTAGTTCCCCGCCACATATGTCGCCATCCTTCGTTGCATAGTCCCAACCGCCAGCAGGATCTCCGCGTGAAGGAACGATATTTGGATGGAAGCCCTCAACATCGAATTTGCGACAGTCTCGAGTTCGGAACTTTCGCTTAAAATCTGCAAAAACATGGAGATGCGTTCCACCATCGCTGTGCGCTTCGCGGCCGATGATGAAATTTGCACCAAGAGCCGAGTAATGTTCGGATACTCGCTGAGGACGGAGTTGTCCGCATTGGGAATAGGTAAACAATCCATAACGGGCTTGGAATCTGAATGATGACATAAGTTTTTTTTCGGGAGGGTCTGATGGTCCAGATCATAACTCTGTACTGGACCATGGACCCGGACCCGGGTCTCTTATATAATAGATTGTTACCCCCCGCT